ACGCATATTCGATCGCGGCTCACTCAAAGGCTACTGAGCAATGCGTCGCGCGAACTCCGACAGGGCGGCAAATCGCCGGCGGGCAATTCGTTTGCATAAGGGCTCAAGGCAAGGAGCACTGAGATAAGCGATGGGAGCATACGTATTAGACTGTCCATGGATTGGACAAAGCTACACACCGCCCACGCCGCTGGACATCGGTACGATTGAGGCCGCAATAGTCAGTCGGTTGAGCGCCCAAATCACCATGGTCGAAATCGCGCACTTTCCAGACAAACCCGAGGCCTATCGCATGACGCATCGGATAGGAGCGGCACTCATACGGTACGAGGGGGCGGAGTACGGCGAGGTGATCGACAGTGGGGCGATCGTACAGGAACGCACGCTCAAATTCGAAGTAACGCTGATGATGCGCGACCTGGGGTGGAGCGTCGGGGGTCCGCCGGGTGGTGGCGACCCGGGTGCTTACGCGATGATCGAGTCGATCCGCGGCGCGCTCACGGGATTCCGCGTCCCAGGGTGCGACAAGACTTATCCGCTGCGCGAACGCTTTATCAAACGGGATAAGCAGGGCGGCGTCTGGATCTATGCGATTAGCTTCGGGTTGCGGACAGCGGCTGTAGAAGCGTCGATCCCTGACAACTATCCGTTGCTCACAGTAGCTACTGCAGAGGAACAAGGCGGTATCACGACAGTGAGTGTTGCACCGGCTTTGTATCAATTCAATCAGAGCGGACAGGTCGATTTACCGAACGGCAATGTGTCAGCGGTGCTTGTTACGAATGTCTCCACCGGCGCCCTCTACGCCGCGGGCACGGACTACGCACTGGACACGGTTAACGGAATTATCGCCCTCTCGCCGACTGGCACGATCACGAGCGGCGCATCGGTCAACGTCGGATACACATACGCGGAGAGTGTAACGGCCATTTCCAGCGGGGGCATTGCGCCGACGGCGCCGACTAACTGAGTAAAGCACTGGAAAGGAGCCCACCTAGCCACATTTGTCGGATCTGCCGAACGAATATTCGACGGACTGTCCCAACAAGCCGAACTAACTATCCAACTACTGGCGTTTGCCAGCCGATAACAGTAGCACCCTGGCAATTGCCGCGTGCCCCGGCCCTGCGGAGGGAACACGCATGAGAAGCCAGCAGAGGAGAAGTAAATGCCTGCATCGTTTCTGCACGGAGTGGAAGTAATAGAGTTGCTTACCGGCCCCGCTCCGATCACCGTGGTGAAATCATCAGTCATCGGACTGGTGGGCACGGCCCCTTATTGGGCAGTGTCTTCAGGCACAACCGCAGCGCCCATCAACACGCCCCTTCTGGTGAGCTCGGCACGAAACGCCGCACAATTCGGTCCGGCAGTTCAGGGGTACACGATACCGTACGCGCTCAACGCGATCCTTGGGCAAGGCGCGGGCCAGGCGATCGTGGTGAACGTCTTCGACATCACCAAACACACCAGCGACATAGTTGGATCGCAAACCTTCAGCGCGGCGGGTGCAATCAATCTCGGACACATGGGTGTCACAAACCTGAGCCTCATGCCGACCGCGACCGCGTCGGTGAGCGCGGAATCCCACACCTTTGGCGGCACACCGGCGACGATCCAACTGGCGCACAGCGGCGTACAAGGGTCGTCGGTAGTGGTAACGAGCAATCCGGCCGGCACGACCTACATCCAGGGTACTGACTATACGGTGGATACTCGCACGGGTCTGATAACCCGGCTGACCGCAGGCGCTATCGGGATCACAGCAGCGGTGCTCGCGAGTTATAGCTACTACTCGGGTACGGCCTATTCGCTCGTTCATGACTACGCTATCGACGCGGTCAACGGGGTCCTCACGCTGCAGTCCGGTGGCGCCATCGCAGCGGGAGCGACGGTAGTTGCTTCATTCAGCTACGCCGATCCGACCAAGGTCCAAGACTCGGACATCATCGGAGCGGTTAGCGGTTCGGGTTACACCGGATTGCAGGCCCTGCTCACGACCTATGGAACGATGGGATTCTTCCCAAAACTGCTGATTGCGCCCGGATATTCGCAGAATGGCGACGTCGCTACCGCGCTGCAGGCCATTGCGGGGACGCTGCGCGGGATGGCATTGATCGACTCACCGCCAAGCACACCGCCCGCGACCGCACTCGCGAACCGCGGCGTCGCGGGAAATGCGTTCGACACGAGTTCGACGCGCGCGATTCTATGCTATCCCCAGGAAACCTACTTCGACATCGGCCTGGTACCGACCGGAGTGACTCTGAATGGCACCAGCGCGGTTCCATCAGTAGCTAATCAAACCGCAGTCGGACCATATTCCCAGTGGGTGGCCGGTGCAATCGCTTTGAAAGATCTTGACAATGGCTATTGGTGGTCGCCTTCGAATACTCAGGTAAACGGAATTCTGGGGCCGGACGTGACGCTCTATGCGTCGCTCCTGGACGCGGCCTCCGACGTGAATAACCTGAACGCGGCGGGCATCGTAACGGTGTTCAATGCGTTCGGGACGGGGCTACGAATATGGGGTAATCGCACGGCCGGCTATCCTACGATTACGACGCCGGACAACTTCATCAACGTCCGCCGAACGATGGACGTGATAGAGGAGTCGGTCGAACTATCGATGCTCCAGTTCATAGATCAACCAATCAGTAACGCCTTGATTACGGCGATATTGGCCAGTGTCAACGCATTCATCCGCACGCTGATCCAGCGCGGTGCGTTAGTGGCGGGCACCGCGAGGTACAATCCCGCGGAGAACGACCCCAGCCAAATCGCTGCCGGCCACCTGGTATTCGACATAGACGTCATGCCCCCGCCGCCGGCCGAGCGGTTGACTTTCAACGTGTACATAGATTCGACGCTCCTGAGTCAACTCGGCACGACGAGCGCATCGACGAGTACCGCGCTGACCGCCTAATCGGATTCGCGCCGCAGCAAACACACAGAGCATACGACGAGGTATTCAGGATAGGGCAATGGATATATCAGTAAATCGAATAACTAACGCAAATATATACATGGACGGCATCGGACTACTAGGTCGAGCGGAGGAGATTCAAGTCGCGCAGCCGCATCATCGAATGGTAGATCACAAGGCGCTGGGAATGGCGGGAACGGCTGAGTTCTGGGCGGGCGTGGAAAAGCTCGAGGCGAAAATCAAGTGGGCGTCACTATATCCGGAAGTGTTGGTGGCAGCGGGGAGCCCCTTCGTAGCGCACTCATTCCAGGTGCGAGGAAGCCTGGATCAATATACGAGCCAGGGGCGGAGCGCGGAACTGCCGGTAGTGTACCTGATGACGGGCGTGTTCAAGGATGCTGGCGCCTTCACGTTCAAACAACACGAGAACGTGGACACTACATCAGCTATAACGGTCTACCATTCCGAGCTATTTATCGCGGGTTCGCAAATACATCTGTACGACGTTCTGGCTAACATCTACGTGGTCAACGGAATTGATCAATTGTCGCAGTTCCGAGCAAATCTCGGCGGTTGATTAGGCTGAGTAGAAAGCATCTGGCACCGTATCTCCGCACTGAACCACGGCTATCGCCCGCGGGATAAGATTCAAACGATCAATAGCACTGGAGTGAGGATTCATGACCGAAGAAGGACGAAGGACAATTTCGTTGCCCTCAGGAAAGCAGGCGGATGTTCGAAAGGGTAAAGGTCGAGACTTGATGCGAGCGCATCGCGCGGTAGCGGGTAATCCGGAACCAATGTCGGTTTCGTTCGCACTGATCGCCGAAGTCGCACGAATAGGAGGAAAACCACTGGTTTACGAGGACTTGCTCGATATGGACCTGGACGATGTGCTGACGCTCGAAGCAGAGGTGATGGGGGTGGGCGACGGCCAGCAAAATTTTCCGTCGCCCGCGGCTCTGCACAAAGAAGCCGAGGACCAATCTCAGCCGCGGCCGTCATCGGACTTATCGCTTTCGGCTTCTCCTTCACAGAGCTAGGGAGAATGGGTATCGACGAACTAGAATATTGGGCAGCCGCCGCGACGGAATACTCGGACGCCGGTCATAGACCCGCGCCCGCTTTGACCTAGGGTATGGCAGCACCACTGACCAGGGAGTGAGTAATGAGCAGACGGGTGTATGTTGGAAATCTGAATTTCGAAATGACCGACGTCCTACTGCGGGAGACCTTCGCTAAAGTCGGAGGTGTCGAAAATGCCGAGGTCATCAAAGACCGATGGACAGGAATATCGCGGGGATTCGGCTTCGTAGAGATGATGACCACGGAAGACGCAGAAGCCGCAATCGGTGAGCTCGATGGCTCAGAAGTCATGGGCCGGCTATTGCGGGTTGCTTTCGCGAAGACTCGAGGAAGCGATCCCCGAACGGACAGCGCTAGCCGGCAGTAGGTCGATTGATCACTGTGATACCCATCCAGCCGGTCCGTACGAAACACGGAGATGCTAACCGCAAGGCACGTTTTCTATTGAACGAAAGAGCTCGGATCGGCAACGTGGTCTCTTCTATCCGCAGGCTAGACGCGGCAGCACGGCACTCGACTTCAGCCGCAAGTACGTCCCAAGCCGTTAATGGTAAGTATGCGCACTTGGGAAAGGTTGAGACTGATAGTAAAAGACCCCTGCGGTCCATGCTCCAACCTTACGGCGTACTGACTAGCTTTCCGACCAGTAGACGTGACCGGAGTGTGAATCGGAGCAGATCAGCACTCATCGCGTGGCTTACTGATCTTGCGAAGGCAATATACGCACACGAAGACACGCGGGCTCGCGAATCGCGAATTTCGGAGCAGGCGATTGAGTCATCTCGAAGAGCTGGCGGTTCAGTTTTTCTGGAGCGGCAGAAGCCCAGAGACCCAACTCACCAACGCACAACGCTCATCAACCAGGCCTTTGGCGCGGATGCGCAATTTGTTCGACCTTTCCGGCAGCCATTACAGCAGCGCTCATCAAATGCGCGGTCGTATCTACGCAATGACCGGTTAACCTCGGACCGTTTTCGGAGGGCCGGGTATGCACACTCTTTTCAGATCTCTTCCGTGCTCGCCAACGAGCTCAGTCGCTCGTTATCGAAAAGCCTTATGGGACCAGTTTCGTCATTTGGACGAGGATCCTCAAGCCTCAAAACCATGATGAAGGTTGGAAGTTCTCATTTGCACGACGGTTCAGAAACCGCGCTAACAGCGCCTGTCGGTGTTGACCTCGCAGTAGTCACTGACCGAGGCATCAGGCTGGGTGGCACGGGCTCGAGGGCAAACGTGTCATTTTCAAGGCTCGGACGAAATACTTCGGACTTTCGCAACGATTCTGAAGAGCATCCTAAACCTTCGCGCGCGGCTTCGTCCGCCAGCGACTTGATTCGAAGATTGAGGGCACCGGCGGAGCCTGTTGCCTCTCGATCAACAGGACCAAGCTCTCGAGCCGGCGCATTTCCACCTCCGCTGATCGTTAATTTCTCACCGACGATAGTTCTTCAAGGCAAAATGGAAAGCGGAAATCTTGAACGCACCGTCGTCCAGGCTATCAGACTGCATAGCCGCGAACTGGTTCAAATCATCAATCGCGAATTGGACACACAAGCTCGTGCGGATTTCTAGTTAAGCAGTGTCGCGGCGCGGAACCAATCTGAGAAACATTTGGAGATATAGATGTTCGCGGTATTCGGTGAAATAGTCTTCGAAGTTCTAACTTCCCCAGATGAATTCGAGTCCACTCGCTCATGGGACTATGCGGAACATCGCGTCGTGGAGAACCGCCCTGCGCTGCAATGGATCGCAGATGACCTTGAAATATTGGAGCTTAGTTTTCACTTCCACATTGCTTTCACTGACCCATCGTTGCAGCTAAATGCCTTAATGGTGGCGGCCAACGATCATGCGGCGCGTCCACTCGTTTTCGGAAATGGGCTCCATCGCGGCTATTTCATCCTCACATCCCTCCGTACTTCCTCGCGTCAAATGAGCGCGGACGGTAGCCTGCTCGCGATCACGGTGAGAGTGGTGCTTAAGGAATGGGCGGAAGGATTCCAGACAATCTCGACTGCCAATCCAGTGGCACTGTTTCCGCTGATCGGGATCGTTGCCGCGCCAGCGGGGACAAGCACCGGGTCGCTAATTTACTCAAGCGCCGCCGGCCAGGGCGATCTATCGAGCCCGCCAGCCACCGCGTATGTGCCAACACCAGTTGCATGGCCTGGAGTCTCACCCCTCCTCAACATCCCCGGGGTCGCGGGCCTGCCTACGCCGCACTTAAGTGTAGGCGACGTGAATCCGAGCGCTATCGTAAGGAGCCCCCACTAGCTTTGACGTAAGTGCCTCAAGTTGAGCCTATAACGGTGACAGAATTCGCAACGGATGTTCTATGCTTAGCTCACAATTTATCCCTCATATCACTATTGCGGGAGAGCGCTGGGACCTTCTCGCGTGGAGGTACTACGGCGACGCGACATTGTATTCGCCGATAATCATGGCAAACCCCAACATACCAATCGAACCTGTATTCGAGGCTGGATTGGCTATCGCGATACCAATATTGCAGCTGAGCCAGAGCCTCACCATAGATCTGCCGCCATGGAAGCTCGGAAATTGAAGTCGTCTCTGAATTGGCTGCGGCGCATCTTTTCCTCGCCAGGTTGCTGTCCAAACTGCCTACGCCCTGGGTTTGGGTCGGCTACCAGATACCGCTTCGCTTGCACGCCTTTGCGACCGAGACGCCGCAACACAAATAGCGAAGTTTATCGAAGTCATTCGAATCGCGGAATTATACTTGAGCCACCTCACGCCATTAGCGCAGCAGGCGCGTCGGCCTTGAAAGATGCCTCGTGCGTGAGCCCTCTGGAAACGTTTAAGATCATGCCGACAAAGGACGCGCGTTAGATGGCGGGAGCGATCGCTTATCCCGTACGCACGCCTCAGTGGACGCTCACTTACGAAGGAGTGAACATAACTGCCGATGTCTCTGCCATGGTAACTTCTATCACTTACCTCGATCGCCTCGACGGCGCCTCCGGTACGGTGGAAATAGAACTGGAAGACCACGACAAGCGCTGGCAAGGAACCTGGCAGCCAACCGAGGGTGACCGGGTCAACCTGATGATTGGCTACGCCGGATCCCCGTTACTACCTTGCGGCGATTTTCAGGTTGATGATCTATCGCTGACCGGACCGCCCGACCTTTTCCATCTGAATTGTCTCTCTGCTTACATTACGCCAACCATGCGCACACTGAATAGCGTTGGCTATGAAAGCCAAACCTTGACGCAAATCGCTTTGACGTTGGCGTCCAAGCACGGTCTCGCTTTGGTCGGAGCCAGCGAGACAACGAACTTAACATTTGCGCGTATAACCCAGTGTCAAGAGACAGATCTCACTTTCTTGCGAAGATTGGCGCGGGCGCACAACTACGAATTCACACTTCGTGGCAAGCAATTGGTCTTTTATCCGCGAGGCCTATTGGAAGCGTCCGCGCCTGTTGCCACAATTGGTCGCAGCGATTTGCTGCGTTTCGACTTTCGGCTGAAGACGCATCGCATCTATAAGGCTGCAGAAGTTTCGTACCAATTCCCTGATACCAAGCAGCTTCTCACGCACACGGCGACAGCCGCGGCCGGCATCCCAACCGGAGATACGCTAAAGCTCGCCGTCCGATGTGAGAATGGACAACAAGCCACTCTCAAAGCGGGGAGCGCCTTGCACGGAGAAAACATGGTGCGCGCAAGCGCCATCTTCACGGCAGTCGGATCGATCGCATATGCGGCCGGGAACATCGTTACGGTTCAAGGCTTCGGATTCAACGACGGCCAGTACTTGATCGAAAGCGCGCGGCATCGACTGGATCGGGCCACCGGTTATACCACCGAGCTCGTAACGCGCAGTGTTAATTGATGGCCAGCCGCGTATCCCGCCTTGCTGCTTCAACCGCTATCAAGTGCATCAGTAGCGGCGGAAATAGCTGACCATTACTCCGCGCTGGCTTTTTCTCAGGAGTGCACGCAGGGGGTTACGATACGTTTCAATCCAGTTTATCAGCCGCCTTCAGCATTCGCACATGGTGGAAACAAAGCTGCCGAAAGTCGCGATTCAGTTCGCGGAAGCGGACTTCACCTAAGGGATATGTGATGTATCGAGTAGGGATAGTAAAA